ATTAAAGCAAAATACACCGAATTCGGTACCAACTCCACCAGCAGGAAAAGGCACCATTTTCTTAAATCCATCAGACGATCTTGCTGTTAAAACAGCAGACGGTACTGTAACCACATTCCCTACAGCGGGCGGAGCAAATACTCAAGTCTACTTTAATGACGATGGAACCTTTGGTGCATCAGCAAACTTTACGTTTAATAAATCAACAAACGCATTAACAGTTGCCGGTAACGCCGCAGTCGGTGGTATTAAAACAGATAACTATTATTATGCAAATGGTCAACCCTTAGACTTTGAACAACCTGCTGGTTCTAATACTGAAATCATTTATAACAACGGTGGCAACTTTGGTGCCAGTGCAAACTTTACCTTTAACTCTGCAACAAACGTCCTTACTGTTAGCGGAAATATTTCGGGCAGCAATGTCGCTGGTGGCAACTTAGTTTCTGCTAACTTTGTATCAGGTACATTAACAACATCTGCACAGCCAAATATTACATCAGTTGGTACATTATCAACATTGACCACTAGTGGTAATGCTATTATCGGTGGTAACTTGATTGTTAATGGTAACATTACATATGTCAACGTAGAAAATTTCTCAGTAGAAGACCCGATCATTTCAATCGGTGGTGGCGCAAATGGCGACCCACTAACATCAAACGATGGCAAAGATAGAGGTACTGCGCTACAATATTATACATCAGCACCTGTAACAGCCTTTATGGGCTGGGATAACGGTAATGGTGAATTTGCTTTTGGTAGCAACGTTAGTATTTCAAGCGATATCGTAACTTATACTACCTTAGGAAATGTACGTGCAAGTACATTATTAGGTAATGTGGTTGGTGCAACTGCTAACTTCTCGGGTAATGTAACAGCCGCAAATGCAAACTTAGGTAATGTTGTTACCGGTAACTATTTTACAGGTGTGTTGACTTATGCGGCACAACCTAACATTACTTCTGTAGGTACACTAACTTCATTAGAAATTGGTGCTACTGCTGATAAAGCAAATGATTTTCCAGGTGCGACTACTGTATCATCACAAGATAATTCAGGCGATGGTTTATCTGCACCAATTGGTTTAGTTGGTGAAGCAGTAGCAAATAGTAGCGGCAACATACAAGCATTTGGTTTATATGGTGCCGCAAGAGCAAATGGCGCCGCAAAAGGAACCGGTGTTCAAGGTACTGCACTAGTAACAAATACGGCTGATACAGGCGCCGCAGTAGGTGTTCGTGGTTATGCTACATCAACTCACGCAGGTGGTTATAACATCGGTGTTCTCGGTAATGCTATCGGGTCAGGTGTAGGTAACTATGCATTCTATATACAGAATGGTGGCATTGCTTCTATTGAAAATGCAACTTTCTGGGACCTAACTGATAACTCAAATGCGGCACTAACATTTAATTCTACCGGTAAAGCAAATATTTTTGGTATTGAAACAACAGATAATGCTGAAGGTATCTTTACATCAGGTTACTTGAACGTAACTGGTAACGTAGCAGCCGGCGGAGTTAAAACAAATAACTTATACTACGCTAACGGCACTCCTTGGGACTTGCAACAAGCAGGTGGTTCAAATACACAAGTTCAATTTAATGACGCAGATGGATTCGGTGGAAGCGCGGCATTCACATTCGACAAGACTTCTAATCTTGTTTCAATGGGCGGAGCATTATCTGTAACAGGTAATGCTAACGTCGGCAACTTAGGTACAAGTGGCCTTATCACAGCAACTGGTAACGTATCTGGTGGTAACTTAACAACAGGTGGTGTAGTAGCCGCAACTGGTAACGTATCTGGTGGTAACTTAACAACAGGTGGTGTAGTAGCCGCAACTGGTAACGTATCTGGTGGTAACTTAACAACAGGTGGTGCATTAAGTGTAACCGGCAATGCAAACGTTGGAAACATTGGCGCTACAAATGGTGTATTTACTAACGTATCGGGCAATGGTTCAGCATTAAGTTCAATTACTGGTGCTAATGTAACTGGTGCAGTTGCATTCGCAACTACTGCAAACGCAGTGGCAGGCGCAAATGTATCGGGTGAAGTTGCATTTGCAAATACTGCAAACGCAGTAGCAGGTGCAAATGTTTCAGGACAAGTAGCAAACGCATTAGTAGCAGGTACTGTATATACTGCGGCACAACCTAATATCACATCTGTTGGCACATTAACAAGTGCTACTGTATCAGGTAATGTAACAGCAGGTAATGTTTATGCTAATAGTGGCACAATCGGTGCATCATCATTAACAGGTACATTAACAACTGCGGCGCAACCAAATATTACAAGTACTGGCACTCTTACTTCATTGACAGTTACAGGTACTGCAACTGCGGGCAATCTATCAACCGGTGGCACATTAAGTGTAACTGGTAACGCTAACGTTGGTAACTTAGGTACTGCTGGACTAATCACTGCATCTGGTAACGTATCTGGTGGTAACTTAACAACAGGTGGTCTAGTAAACGCAACAGGCAATATCGTATCAGGTGCAAATGTTGTAACTGACTTGATTGTTGGTAAAACATCAAGCGTAACAATCACCGCAACTGGTACAAATCAAAATATTAATTTAACTCCTACAGGAACTGGTACAGTTAATGTTGGTAACTTTATTATCTCTAATGTGGCTGAGCCGGTGGCTGATACTGATGCCGCAACTAAAAAATACGTTGACGATGTTGCACAAGGCTTGCACACACATGATGCTTGTCAGGCTGCAACTCCAAACACATTAGCAGTTATTACAAGTGGTACTATTACATATAACAATGGTGCAAGTGGCGTTGGCGCAAATCTTGTAACAACCGGTAGTTTCAACTTGATTGACGGTGTAAACGTACAGACAGCAGGTACTCGTATTCTTGTTAAGAATGAAGCAAATACTGCTCATAATGGTATCTATGTTTGGTCAAATGCAACAGTAATTACACGTGCTGATGACTTTAATACTCCTGTTGAAATGGCAGGTGGTGACTTTACATTCGTACAAGCAGGTACATTATATGATAACACTGGTTGGGTAATGCCTGATCCAGTGACTACAGTTGGAACAAGTCCAGTTGTATGGACACAGTTCTCAGGTGCTGGTACATATACAGCCGGTACTGGTTTAACGTTAACTGGTTCACAATTCAGTATTACTGATACAACTGTTGCAGCCGGCGCATATGGTAACGGAGATTATAACGCTACATTTACAGTTAACGGCCAAGGTCAATTAACTGCTGCCGCTAACGTTGCATTGACTCCAAATGCCGCAAACTTATCTGGCACAACATTAAGTTCAACTGTTGTTAACTCAAGTTTGACAAGCGTTGGTACATTAACAAGTTTAGCAGTTACTGGTAATACTACTAGCGGTAATGTCTATGCTAATAGCGGTACAATCGGTGCATCATTGTTAACAGGTACATTAACTACCGCGGCTCAACCAAACATCACCTCAGTCGGTACACTAAGTTCATTAACTGTAAGTGGTAATGCTTCAGCAGGTAATTTAAACACCGCTGGCGCAGTAGTAGCAAGTACATTGACTTCAAACGTTGCAACTGGTACTGCTCCATTAACAGTAACAAGCACTACACGTGTTAATAACTTGAATGTTGCATATGCAAACGTTGCGGATAATATTAACGTAGCGGCAGGTACAGGAAATAACTTCCTTATCTTTGCAAGTGCGGCAACAGGTAACGTATCAGAAGTAACAAGTACAGGACTCACTGCTAACTTATCAAATAACTCTATCACTGCAACAACATTTGTTGGTGCACTAAGTGGAGCGGCAACAAGTGCAACTACTGCAGGTACTGTAACTACTGCGGCTCAGCCAAATATTACTTCAACTGGTACATTAACAAGTTTGGCAGTAACAGGCAATATTAGTGCAGGTAACGTAAGTGCAACAACATTTACAGGCGCACTTAGCGGCGCGGCAACAACAGCAGGTACTGTAACTACTGCGGCTCAGCCAAATATTACTTCAACTGGTACATTAACATCATTGAGCGTAAGTGGTGCATTGACTACTACGAATATCACTACAGGTGCAAGTGGTACAGCCGGATCAATAACCGGTAACTGGACATTGACCGGTGGTTCTAGATTCAACGCTACATACGCTGACTTGGCAGAACGTTATGTTGCAGACTTGCCATACGAGCCAGGCACAGTTCTTACATTTGGTGGTGATTTTGAAGTTTCAGTCACTGGTGAAGCAGACTCAACAAGAGTTGCAGGTGTTGTATCAACTAACCCTGCATACTTGATGAACGCAGAGTGTGAAGGTGAACACGTGGTTGATCTTGCTCTTATGGGACGTGTTCCATGTAAGGTTATCGGTCCAGTTGTCAAGGGTGATTTGATTACAACTTCTGAAATTGCAGGATTTGGTAAAGCAAATAACGAAGCACGTGCAGGAACAATCATCGGTAAAGCACTTGAAAATTATAATGGATCAAGTCCAGACGGCCTAATTGAAGTTCTAGTTGGTCGTTGCTAATCTAAAACATTCATCACTATCTGAAATCTGATAAGTAAGATAGTGATGAATGTATTCCTATTAGATTATTATACCAGACTACGTGCCTGGCATGATCTTAGAAATTCTCTTTCCCAAGAAACAGATTTACAAAAGATTTGTATTGAAGTAGATGCTTTTTGGCAACGATGCCCAATGAGCAATTATTATCTGCATCCAGATGATATTGAAATATGGCCCGGACCTTGGGAACTAATAAGCGACAACCATTATTGTTACTATGCGAGAGCATTGGGAATGGTTTATACCCTATTGTTATTGGGTATAAATGATGTTGACTTTGTTGAAGCAAAAGACTACAATAAGACAGAAGTGGTATTAGTCCTGGTTGACAACGCAAAATATATTATGAATTACTGGCCCGACATGGTAGTAAATAATAATCTATCAGAATTTAATATCACCAAACGTATCTCTATAGAAACAATTAAAAGAAAAATAGGCAAAGTATGAAAATTGATGTAACCAAACGCTCGGGACAAAAAGAGCCATTGAATCTAGAAAAATGGCAAGCACAGATCACAAAGATTTGTATTGGAATTGCTGATGTAAGTCAGTCAATGGTTGAAATTAAAGCACAGCCTCACTTTTATGATGGTATCACAACTAGGTCAATCGATGAACTAACGCTACGTGCAATTGTAGACTTGATTGATGTAGAGTCAAACCCTGACGTAGGTCATGTCAACTATCAATATGTTGCGGGTAAGCAACGTGTCTCTATGCTACGTAAGGATGTATATGGTCAATATGAGCCTCCGCACCTCTATGACATTGTAAAAAAGAATGTAGAAGTTGGATTGTATACACCTGAACTATTAGAATGGTATACACGTGATGATTGGGATAAGATGAATGATATCATCGATCATTCTAAAGATGAAGAATATTCTTATGCCGCCATTGAACAATTAATTGAAAAATACTTAGTACGTAATCGTGCTACGAAAGAAATTTATGAAACTCCACAAATTAGATACATGGTCGCGGCCGCTACTGTATTTCACAAAGAAGAACCGAATTCAGCGAGAATTAGATATATCAAAGAATATTATCAAGCAGCCAGCGACGGGTTATTTACCCTCGCTACTCCTGTACTTGCTGGTCTTGGTACTCCTACTAAGCAGTTTAGTAGTTGTGTTCTCATCCGATCAGATGATGACCTCGATAGTATATTTGCCAGTGGGGAGATGATGGCAAAATATGCCAGTAAACGTGCTGGCATTGGTTTAGAAATCGGACGATTACGTCCATTAGGTAGCCCTATTCGTGGTGGTGAAATTATGCACACTGGCATGATTCCATTCTTAAAGAAATGGTTCGGAGACCTACGTTCATGTTCACAAGGAGGCATTCGTAATGCAAGTGCTACTGTATTTTATCCTATATGGCATCATCAGTTTGATGATCTTATTGTACTTAAAAACAATCAAGGAACCGAAGAAACCCGAGTCCGTCATATGGATTATGGGGTTGTGCTTAGTGCTTTCTTCTGGAGACGATTTAAAAACAAAGAAAACATAACCTTCTTTGATCCAAACGAAGTTCCTGATTTATATGAAGCATTCTATTCAAATACTCCGTTATTTGAAGAACTATATGTAAAATATGAAAAGCGTAAAGACCTTCGCAAGAAGACTATGAATGCTGAAGAAGTATTCAAGTCAGGTATTCTTAAAGAACGAACAGATACCGGTCGTATCTATCTAGTATTCATTGACAATGTAATGAATCAAGGTCCGTTCGATACAGAATATCATACAATTTATCAATCTAATCTTTGCTGTGAAATTCTACTTCCTACTAAATCTTTTAAACGTCTTGATGATATTGATGGTCGTATCGCATTATGTACGCTCGGATCGATTAACTGGGGTGCGTTCCGCAATCCTGAAGATATGCGCCGCGCTTGTCGTATTTTACACCGTAGCCTCAATAATATATTGGATTATCAAGATTTCTTGAGCATTCAATCTAAACTATCTAATGATGAAATTCGTCCATTAGGTATCGGAGTAACTAATTTAGCATACTGGCATGCCAAACGCGGATACAAGTATGGTGAGAAAGATGCACTACAAGATGTTAAGAGTTGGACAGAGCATCAAGCATATTATCTAACAGAAGCAAGTGTTGAACTTGCTAAAGAACGTGGTGCATGTGTTGACTCATCCAAGACTTGGTATGGCAAGGGCATCTTCCCTTGGGAACGCAGAGCAAACGGTGTTAATGAATTGGCAAACTTTGCTCCTGAACTTGATTGGGAAACATTACGTACACAGATGAAAGAGTATGGAGTACGCAACGCTACACAAATGGCAATCGCTCCCGTAGAATCAAGTTCAGTGGTTATCAACTCTACTAACGGTATCGAAATGCCAATGAGTTTGATTAGTGTTAAAGAATCTAAGGCAGGGTCATTCATTCAAGTTGTGCCAGAGTATGCTAAACTAAAGAATAAGTATCAAATGATGTGGGAACAGAAAGATTGCGACTCATACTTAAAGACTGCTAGTGTACTAGCGGTATATGTTGACCAATCAATCTCAACTAACACCTTTTATAATCCTGCACACTTTGCAGATAGAAAGATTCCAACAACATTGATTGCTAAGAATCTAATGCAAGCACACTATTGGGGCTTGAAAACATTCTACTACTCACTAATCAATAAAGCAGGTAGTAAACAACCAGATGAAGAGGCACCAACACTTGAAGCAATTGATTTTGATGACATGGAAGACTGTGAGGCTTGCAAGTTATGATGAACATCAGGTTGCCGTACCGAGTTCCGAAAGACTTGAAAGCAGAAATATTAGAATTCTGTAAAAGAGACAACTTACCATTCGTTGAACATGGTAAGAAGACTCATGGTCACGTAATTAATAAGTTCATTAAATTAGATGACGTAGCAGATCCTGTCTCTGAAAACGTAAAAAAGTTCAGTGATAAAATTTTTGAAACAATGGGAATGCTTAACACACTGGATGAACCATATAACGGATATGCGGTGTTCATTATTAATGATGGTGGTTACAATCCACCGCATGTGGACTCTCGTCATTCGGAAAGTTTATTTGCTCAGGTAAGAGTTAACTTTTTACTTAGCAAGCCGGAAGCAGGTGGCAATACAATTGTTAATGAAATTGAATATCAACTAGAAGAAGATGAGTGTTGGTTCATGTATTCTAGTATTTGGTTCCATGGTGTTACTGAAGTAATTGGGAATAAGCCCAGAATAATATTAAGTATAGGGAAATATGTAGACCCTAAAGAAGTATCTACATTTTTGAAGAATGTATTATACAATAAGCAGATTTACACTAAGCAGATCAGGGAAATTTGTAGACCTTAAATCTACCTTTTTGAAAAACGTTTTATACAAATAAAGAGAAATTAACTAATGAGCAAACAACAATACAACTTAAACACAAAGACAGACTATTTAAATCGCAAGATGTTTCTTGATCCAGAGGGCCCTGTAACCATTCAACGTTTTGAAGAAGTAAAGTATAAAAAGATTGCAGACTTTGAAACAACAGCACGTGGATTCTTTTGGGTACCAGAAGAAGTTAGTCTAACTAAAGATGCTAACGACTTTAAAGAATCAAGCGAAGCAGTTAAGCATATCTTTACTAGTAATCTATTGCGTCAGACAGCATTAGATAGTTTGCAAGGTCGTGGCCCTAGTCAAGTGTTTGCACCAGTCATTAGTCTTCCAGAATTAGAAGCATTAGTGTATAACTGGACATTCTTTGAAACTAACATTCACTCACGTTCTTATTCACATATCATTCGCAACATCTATAACGTTCCTAAGGAAGTATTTAACACTATTCACGAAACTAAAGAAATTGTAGATATGGCAAGTAGTGTAGGTGATTATTATGATGATTTACATAGAGTAAACTGTGCAAAAGAATTAGGGCAATCAGTAGATGAAATGGAACACATTCGTGCTATTTGGATGGCACTACACGCAAGTTACGCATTGGAAGCATTCCGCTTTATGGTATCATTCGCTACAAGTTTAGCAATGGTCGAGAACAAAATCTTTATTGGTAATGGCAATATTATTAGTTTAATTCTCCAAGATGAATTGTTGCACAAAGGCTGGACGGCATTCCTAATTAATCAAGTAGTTAAGGAAGATCCTCGCTTTGCACAAATGAAGCAAGAGTGTGAGAATGAAGTCTATCAGTTATACCTAGACGTTATCCGTGAAGAAAAAGAATGGGCTAACTACTTGTTCAATAAGGGACCAGTTATTGGTCTTAACGCAAACATTCTAAAAGACTTTGTTGATTATACCGCAGTTGGAGCATTGAAGGAAATTGGTATCAAGTATCAAAATCCTGCACCAAAGACTACGCCCATCCCTTGGTTCAACAAACACGTTGACACTAGTAAGAAACAAACAGCATTGCAAGAAAACGAATCAACCAACTATGTAATCGGTGTCATGAGTGACAGTATCGATTATGACGAACTACCAAATTTATAAGGAGAACAATAATGAAAGCAGTCATTTGGAGTAAGTACCATTGCCCTTATTGCGATCAAGCAAAGGCATTGCTAAAGCAAAAAGGCATCGAATTCGAAGAAAAGAAAATCGGTGACGGATATACTAAAGAAGAACTATTAGAAGCAGTACCTACTGCTAGAACAGTTCCGCAAATCTTTTTAGACGGCGAACTAATCGGTGGGTTCACTGAACTCAAACAAAAACTAGTAGCCTAATGCACAATCTTAGGGTAGGATTATACGGTGATAGTTTTGGCACCGGATCTCTACCCAAGATTAATGGCAACTACGACATTGGTTTTAACTATCATTGGTCAAAGTTACTAGAACGACATTACAATTGTCACATAACAAATTATGCTGTAAGCGGTGCGTCTATCTATTACTGTTATAGACAGTTTATGGATACGCATCACTTAAATGATATCAACATTTTCTTAATAACTTCTCCGGCTAGATGTAGCCATGAAATTGAAATCAAGTCTGTAAAACATAGAATTGTTAACCAATCTCATTTAGAAAGTTATTACAACATAAATCTATCAGATGAAGAACTTCACGCATTGAACGAAATCAAAGTTTGGTTTAAACTTTTGGATGTAGATCAAGATGTAGACATGTGTGACTTGATGATAGAAAAAATACACAACACTAGACCTAATACTATATTTGTTCCTTGTTTAGAATGGGCTCCTTCATTTATACCATCAACTGACAACCATTTGTATTCTTTATACGTTCATCAAATGAAAAATTTAGGTATGGATACACATAAAGTAACAGAAAACACTAAATGGATATCAGGACATCTTACTCCTGAGTACAATAAGTTGTGTGCTGACCTAATAATATCAAGAATTGAAACTGGTAATTGGGATAAATGGGTAATACCCGATATAGAGTTTGGCCCCAACAAAGACGAATATTTCATATCAACCACCTGATTACGTGATAAGTACTGTACAGGAGAAATTATGAACTTAACAATCGATGAAGTGTATACCTTTAAACTTAACTCAGGAGAAGAACTTATCTCTAAAGTTAAAAAAATCGAAGGAACCGAAATTATTTTAGGAGAGCCCTGCTCAGTTGCGCCGGGTCCACAAGGCATGGGTTTGGTCCCCAGCATCTTTACCTCAGACCCGAAGGCTGAAGTAAGACTAAATACTAATAGTGTTACTCTCTATGCAGTAACCGATGCCTCAGTCAAAGTCAAGTATATTGAAGCGACTACTGGCATTAAGTTACCGGATAAGAAGTTAATTTTAGGATAATAAATGGCTAAACTAAGTAGAAAAGGCGATGCTA